CAGGATTTAGTTCAGCTAACCAAGGCGTGTTTAGAGTATCTACGCAGGCAGGATTTGCTCCTACTTCTACTTCATTTACTATACAACGGGCAACTAACTCTGAAGTTGTAGAATCAAATAAACAGACTCTAGTACCTAATGGTATTCAATTCTATGAAGCAAGTCCTACGACTGCGGCTCAAATAGTTACGTACGTAAACGCTAATCTAGCTTCCTACATAACTGCTACTTTAGCGTTAGATGGCGATCTTTCTGGCTCAGGAGTAATAGTTTTAAGTACTTATCAAGACAGTGGATTTACTTACAGTTCCATATCATTACAAGATGGTCTTAATTGGATTTACAGTAGCAATATCTCCGGTAGTCCGCAGTTCGTATTGAAACGTCCCTTGTCCTTACCGACTGATATAGGCTACGCCTTCAATAATGGCGAAGTTCTCCAATTAATCCCTACTACTATTGATCAAGTATCGCGATTTACCAATGTATTAGCAGTAACCGGTTTTACCTCAGGCGGTCTAATAGAATCCGCAGATCGCGGCACTAAGTTAGCTTTATCAACAGATACGATTGGAAGCGCCGGTTCTATACAAATATTCGGCGGTTTAGCTAATGGATATCAAACACCAGTCCTAGGTTCGGCTGCGAATCTTAATAATCAGTATTGTCAAATTTCAGCAAGCATTCCCGCTTCAGCTGGAATATTAAGCGACCAGTGGTTCCGTTTAGCTGCAACAATTGCTCAAACAAAGAAGACGCTTTTTGGATCTAATACCAGTATCAGTCTTTATCCAAATACTCCAATTGCAAATGAAACTACAGTAACTCTACTCAATAGACTGCCGACTCAACGGTATTTTGGAAAACCAAGAGCCAATGTGAGAGTACGTGGATTAACTTTTAAGATCGAAAATCAAGGTAGTCTAGCTTGTTTAAGCTGGAACGGAATCGGAACTAGTCCAGACTTCTTACAGTCTCCATTGAATTTCAATGACAGCGGAGGTGGTACGGTATCAGTTTCTTTAGTTACCAATTCGCAAGATTCTATTTACACCATTTTGACTGGCAATGCTAATTTCACTGAGCTATCTATTGGCGATTTATTAACCGTATCAGGACTTCCAACGACAAGTAATAACGGTACTTTCTTAGTTACCGGCGTATCCGATAATGGATTAACCGCACAAGTTCTAAATCCTTTAGCTGCAGTTCAATCTAGTGTATCATTTGTATCTGGACAATTTATCGCTACTAGTGGAGTATCGGAAGGGGATAATATCACAATATCTGCTCCTTTTTCTCCATTGAATCAAGGTCAGTTCAGAGTGATACGAGAATTCAACAACAGTGTGTGGTACGAAAATGTCGATGTTGTAAATGAAGACGTTACTTTGCCAGATAATCTTATAAGTCTAGGTTTTGATTCTACAACTTCCTTTAATGTTGATGCTTCTGAACATACTTTAAAATTAAGCTGGAATGGAACAGGCACTGAACCCCTTCTTGGTAATGCTAACATGGGTGATGTAGTTACTTTTGGAACGGCTTTCGCTTCCGCAAACCAAGGTAACTTCATGGTATTTAGTTCCGGTGCTAAATTGCAACAAATCAGCCAATTCAGTATGCCTTCAGGCTCTGCTTTTACGTTAAGTACTGCAGGTCAATATTTCTTCATTAACAATGCCGGTAACGTCAACATGTATTACGTATGGTTCAATGTAAATGGAACTAATACCGATCCAGTTCCATTTGGCTATACGGGCATCGAAGTAGCTATTCTAAATGGTGATAATTCTACTCAAGTAGCTACGAAAACTGCTATAGCAATCAATACTTCAATCGGTATAACTGCTGTTTCTTCAGGTTTAATCGTCACAACTACAACTACAGGTTATAATTTAACTACTGATCCTTCAAATTTTAACATGCCTTCATTTTTCTCTATCCTTGTATTACAAGAAGGACGAGCAACATATTTGAATTGTATAAATCCAGCTGCTGTAACGCAAGCTTCAGTTTTAGTGACTTCAGGCGTACTGGAATGTGATAGGCCTCAGATATTATTCTCTGAATATGACGTAACTCAACCAGGCGATATATTTACGGTTACTGGCAGTACTTTAAGCTTAGCCAATGCAGGCACTTATACTGTTGTTCAAGTTCTAGATAGAGATCACGCAATAGTAAAAGGTAACATGGTTCAAGTTTTAAATGCTAGCTTAAATAACGCAACTACTTCTGTATATGTAGTTGAACAAACACCTTATACTGCTTATAAGAAGACTAAGTTAATATCAGCACAACCAGGTTCGACAACTCAGAATCTCATAGCATTTTATGGTTTTGCTCAGTATGATAAAATTAACAATAGTGCAGGTGTTGCTCTAACATCATTAGGAAAACTAGACTATCCAACTACTATCCAAATTGGATTAGATAGCTATAGATATAATACTGGATTAATTGCTGAAGCTAACAGGATAGTATACGGTGATCCTAGAGACAGTTTTACCTACCCAGGCGTGAGTGCAGCTGGTGCCGATATTTTCATAAGAGCTCCTCTAGCTTTAAGAGTGCAAGTGTCAATCGATATCAGAACAGCTACAGGTGTACCGTTCTCGAATATCGTAACTCAAATTCGCTCACAAGTCAGCTCCTTGGTAAACAGTAATCCAATTGGACAAGCAATTGCTATTAGCAGTATCGTAGCAGTAGTTAGTGAAATTCCAGGTATCATATCAGTATCGATTGCTAATCCAAATTATAGTACCACTAACGATCTTATAGCTGTACCACCAATGTCTAAGACTTTAATTATTAATCCTACCACCGATATCGGTGTAACCTTAATAACTGGATAATCACATGTCTGTAACTACCGTTCAGCAAGAATATACCAGGCTTAGAAGTTATCTAAATCCTTACATTAAAGGGAAAAATACCGACGCCATCCTTTACGCTCTGGCTACGGCGATGTCCACTTATCTTGTAAATCAAGCAGCAGCAGTTAACGATTCAATGTATATAGTATCCGCTCAAGCTCAATATCTAGACGAGCTTTTAGCTGCAAGCGGGATTACTAGACCGGACAATGTCGGCCTATCCGATGATATTTATAGCAGTCTTGGTATATCTGTTAAGAATAGAAAACAAGTCAGAGATCTTTTAAACGTCATCCTAGATGACTTATTTGGCGATCTCTACACCAAAGCAAATGTATCATCATTGAATGTGGAACCTTATAATTTAATGAATGGGGATGATTTAATCATAAACTTTGATGAAAATCATACTTCTACAATTACTTTCACGACATCCCAATTTCAAGATATTGCCGCTGCTCTCGCGCAAGAAGTAGCCGATGCTATTACTAAACAACTCCGTGCTAAAGGGCAAACTGGCACTGCAGTTGTAGGTAATAATGGAAATGGAAATTTCATACAAATATTCAGCGATACAATTGGACCAGCCTCTTCTGTTACTGTAATGGGTGGAAGTGCTCAGAATGATTTTATATTCCCAGAAATAGTTCCGGCTGGCGGCAACATGTCCACTCAATGGACTATAACTAACCAAAACGGCGGACTACTAAGATTTACTTGGTCCGGTGGTTCTGACCCTAGGATTGGAAAATTGCAGGCCGGTTATTATGTTAGTATTTTCGGCGGTGGTTTTACTTCTTCTTCAAATGAAGGTAGTTATACTATAGTAAAAATGCAAGGTGGCACTGTAAATATTGCTTATTTCGAAATCAATAACCCACTCGGTACAACTGGTATTGTAGTAGAAGGCGTTGATAATGCAGTACTTTTTTATAATCCTGTAAAGTCTATTTTAAATAATCAGAATCTATATGCCGCACTATATCAAGTACAGGCTAACACATTGCAGATATTCTTGCCAGCTTCAACGCAAATAGTAAGAAGATCTAGAGAGGGTGCAGCTTTTATTCAGGATGGTCAGCCTTCATCTCCTGGACAATATGGACCTTATATTTACAATATTCAGCAATCTTTCACTATAGGTGCTTACGAAACTACGCTGAATGAGAATTTGAATTCCATTTCCCCTAAAGTTATACAAGTAGCGAATTCCTCATCGTTCCCGAATTCTTTCGGGTATTTAGTTTTAGATTACGGTTCAGAAAATCAAGAAGGCCCCATTCCTTATATAGCGACTCCTTCTAGCTCTACTATACTGATAAGTCCGGCCTACACAATACAGCAACAGCACTTTGTTGGTGCTAATGTGAATTTTATATCTTCAGATGCTCCAGTTGTGATAACAACGGATGGATCTGATTACCCATTCTACATCACAGACGTTGTTGCGGGTCGCGTTTACGCTCAAAGCTTGATCAATAGCGTACTGGCTACTGGAATAACCGTAGTCTTTACAATACTTTATCCATCGGATTATGGAATTGGAAAAGGCGGTACGGTATACTCTGAAATATCAACGATTTGGGGCGGAGATTAAGCTTGACTTTATCCCTAACTATATGTTATAATAGATATTAAGGAATGAATATGAAATGGACTTTTGAATCAGTCAAACAAGAAGCTTTAAAGTATAATTCTAGAAATGAATTTAGAACAGCATCTAATGATGCTTATAGATGGGCTTATTATCACAAATGTTTAGATGCAATTTGCGATCATATGACTAGAGGAAGATTATTAAAATATACCGATGAACAACTTGCAGAAGAAGCGCTTAAATATTGCGCTAGAAATGAATTTGCTATCTATTCATACAACATGTATATGTGTGCCCGTAAACGTAAAATATTAGATAAGATATGTAGACATATGTCTCTGTCTAAGACAAAAAAGAAGACCGAAAAAGAGTTATTGGAAGAAGCGTTAAAATATACCAACAGGATGGATTTTCAGAAATATTCTGTAAACCTGTACATGGCCGCTCAAAGACGGGGATTATTAGACAAAATATGCACCCATATGGAACTGCAATATATTGATTGGACAGAAGAAAAACTTCAGAATGAAGCGTTAAAATATGAAAATAGAGGTAAATTTGTCGCCGGTTCCCCAAACGCTTATTACACAGCCACGAAGTGGGGGTTATTAGATAAAATATGTTCACATATGACAGCGATGCATGAATCATGGACTTATGAAAAATTACACAATGAAGCATTAAAACATGATACAAGAATCTTATTCCAATTAAAATCGAATAAGGCCTACCAGACAGCGGCTAGGTTAGGAATTCTAGACGACGTATGTAAACATATGAAAAAAACTTCTATGAATTCTTCTACTAAAGAAAAAGAATTGTTTTATAATATAAAGGTATATTTTCCTAACGCGTGTAATCTTATAGATAGAAAAGTAATAATAGAAAATAAACCCCATGTTATGGGTTTTGAAATTGATATCTTTATAGTAGAAATAAAAAAGGGCATTGAATTTGATGGAGAATACTGGCATTCAGTTGAAGGATTAAAACGCTCCAGAACGGACTGGCCTATAGAAGATCTTGAGAATTATCATCAAATCAAGGATGACTATTTTAGATCTCAAGGTATTGAAATTATTCACATTAAAGAAGAAGATTGGAATAAAGATAAAGAACAATGTATACAAAGAAGTCTTGCATTTCTAGGAGTAAGTTAATATGGCAATGCAATCAATTTTAAGTGGCGCTAATATCTTGTTATATGTAAACAATCGCGTTGTAAACTATGTGCAAAACATATCACTTTCCATAGATTATGGAGAATCCCCTATTTTTGGCATCGATGCGCTTTACCCGCAAGAAATAGCCCCTACACGCATCACCGTATCCGGTACCGTAAGTGGAGTTAGAACTAAAAATAGCGGCGGAGTACAAGCGATGGAAGGACGACCTCTTTTTACTGATGCGTCCGCTTCACCCTATATCTCTATACGAATCACAGATCGTTCCACTAATGAAGATATTATCTTCATAGCCGAAGCAAAGATAACCAATGAAAAGCACGGCATAGCTGTCAAAGGCGCCTATAAATTAAGCTGGGACTTTGTCGGTCAGATTCCTCTGATGTCCTTGGACCGAGCTCCAGCTCCTGGGATCAGTGGGTTGCTTGGATCTTTTGGCCTTTAATATCTTGATATTATTATAGAATTCTATAGCAATGACACATACAGCCTTTTGACTTGACTTACCTCTACTCCTGTGTTATACTCTAACTTGGGAGTTCAAATGGAATATTTAAGTTTAATTATTGCTTCAGCAAAAAGCGTCTCTGTACCGGCGTCTTTATTGATTGCAATATGTACACAAGAAACAGGCCTTAAGAATACAATAGCTTTCAATGATGGATCTAGCCATTCATTTGGCGTGTGCCAAGTGAAGAAACTTACAGCGCAAATGCTTGGATTTAAAGGCGAAGAACAAGATTTGATGAATGAAAAAACTAACATCAAATGGGCTGCTCGTTATCTGAAATTCCAAATGGATCGCTACAATCAAGACTGGTGTCAAGCTACAGCAGCGTATAATGCTGGAACATTTAATCCTAGCAAAAAGAATGCCATGTTGCCTAGAAACTTATACTACGTTAAATCAGTTAAAGTCAGAGTGCCAGAAGACGAGCAATTTAATTTCAAATGTCTAAATAAATTATTCGAACCTAATTTTGTAAATACTATTAATAAGAAAGTAGTTAAGCATGTTAAATCCATTCGATGATGATTTTAACTTAGACGCCGCTATGAAAGAGCATAAAAAGCACTTTCCTAAGACTAAGCTTGATTTAAAAGAACTGAATAGTGATCTAATTCAGATGGCTCAGATAGTAACTTTGTTACCAGAATCCGATAGCGTCCTAAGGGAATTCTGGTCGCCACAGTCGGAGCATTTTGATCCAGTTTATACTCAGTTAGTATTTAATTTACGTAAGGTATCCATATGAGGTTGTTGTCATTCGACTTAGAGATGAATCAGCCTAGTAATCGTATCATCCAAATAGGGGCAGTCGTATTCGAAGCTGATACGGGCGAAATAATTCATAAATACGAATCCTTCATCGATCCAGGTGAACCTATTATTCCGTACATTACTGAACTAACCGGCATCACAGATGCTGACGTGAAGGGCGCTCCAAAGGTATTAGATGTTTACCTCCATTTAAAGGAAATTCATACTAAATATAAGTGCTTTGTGAATCCTGTCCTTTGGGGAAGCGGAACTCGCAGTGATTCCAGTGCTTTATACGAACAATCGGGAATTAAAGAATCAAACTTTATGGGCCATCGAGTAATCGATGCTAAAACTCTTTACCAAAGTATGAGGTTGTTTCAAGGCAAGAAAGTTCGCGGTGGATTGAAAGACTCTTGTAATTCATTAAATCTTGGCTTTGAAGGTACTGAACATACTGCGTTAAGCGATGCCTTGAACACAGCAAGGATTTGGTTTCACTTGGCTCAGATGTTCAAGTAGACTTCTTCTTGTTGTCAGATTCTTCTGGTTTCATGATACCTTTAACTTCATCTTTATTATAACGCTGACTTTTGGTCCTATTTTTACACATATTACAAGACCTGAAATAGAATAATCCATCACGACGATTGTACAGGATAATCTCTAGATAACCTTCAGAGCATTCTCTGCAGGCCCAAACTTTCTTTAGGTCTTTTAAGAATTGGCTGGTTTCTTGCGCTTTTCCAGTTTCAGCCTCTTCTTGATCTAGCATGTCTTTCAGAGTACCATAACGATCTAGATCGACACGGGCCAATTGTTTTCTCAAAGAAGAGATGGTGCGCTTTAACTTCATGTTTTCATGGTGAAGTTCTTGGATTTTACTGTGATCCTTATCTGAACGCTTTGCTTTACCCATGGTTGAGTTACCTCTATCTATATTATATCATATCTTAAAAGTACAGTCAATAGACTGATTATTATGGATTGTACTATAAGTTATTGATAAGATTAAAACACTATTAAATACCGTCGTATGATATAGTCTTATAGTAGGAAAATACTTAACTAGCAATCTTAATAAGATAGAGTTAAGTCACTCAAACTAATATAGGACCGAAAACATGTCTGTTATAAGGCGCCAGAATTTTCTAAGTTCCGAACGTATAGATCTTCCAGCGATGCTTTCAATAGAATCGGCTACCTCTAATGATTTTGATGAGTTAATGGCCTCCCTCGTCCTTGGGACGAATAATTCTTACGTTCTACGCGGTTTCGAAATTAACATGGCCAATGCTATTGGTGGAGCTTCTAGTGCTCTGACAATGACGGTCGATCCTGGCGCTGTATTACATTATTTATCCTCAGTCAGCGGTACATTTTATTTGGTCCCAGTAGGAACTCCTGTTCAACAGCTAAATGCTGCCACAAATCCAATAGTCCTCGGAGCGTTTTCCCCTAGTTCATATAATTACGTATCGTTGGAATTAACAAGAAGTGTTGAAGCAAGTTCTAGTGTCCCTACCTATTTTTGGGATGTCACTACTGATTCTGAGATAACGTCGACGGCTCCAAGCGCTATAATTCTTTCTTATACTATCAATATATCGAATGTAACTCCTGCCTCTCACTTTTTACCTATTGCAATAGTTCAAACCGATGCTGGTAATAACGTAATATCGATCGAAGATATCCGTCCAATGTTATTTACTCTAGGAACCGGTGGGTTAACCCCAAATCCTCTGTACACCTACCCATGGCCAGAAGGACGTACGGCGAATCCGATTATTTCTACCGATGACTCAGTTAATCCTTTTAGCGGCGGCGATAAAGCGTTAGATAACCTCAAATCGTGGATGTCAGCTATAATGACTTCCGTTCAAGAGATCAAAGGAACCCCTTTTTGGTTCTCTGCTGGGACTGATGGATCCTTGTCTTCATTAAGAGAGGATCTCGCCAATACAGTAGTTACAGGTAAAGGTTCCATTGCGCACGGTATTCTTCCAACTTTTCCACCAATCGTTCCGACAGTTGCTGGGCAGCTAAATTGGGATCAGCCGATCTTTATTAAAGTTATTGGATCTGAATTAAATTATGAATTAGACGCCAATTCAACTTCTTCTAATTTAATATTAACCGATGATCAAGTAGCCTATATAACTCTAACCCGCGGCGCTACAATTTCACCAGAATTAATATTCACAATCTCAAGCGCGATCGTCACTTCAGTAGGTGCGGTAAGTTGGACTACAAATTTAATAGCTGGCGATTGGATTAAAATCGCAACCGATACTGATGCTGAATATTATCAGATCTTAACAGTCAATTCTCCTTCTCAAGTTACTTTAACTACAACTTATTATCAAACAGTTACTTCCTTAGCTTTGTATGCTTTCGGCAGTTATTACGTAAGTGCAACTCCCGTTGGCGATCCTAGAGCGATTCAAATTACTTCCAGAGGGCTAGTACCGGCTGGAGCCGACGTGTTCTGGTTGTTCATGCGTGCGGACAACGGCGGTTCCATCCCTAACATTTATATTCGGTTCTTAGGTGCCGAATTAGAGATGGGTGAAGACCGTCAAATTTCTGACACCACCGCTCAAACTGTACTGCAATATATCGGTTCTCCAATTGAAACCGCTTATGCGCCACAATATGTTTCCGCATTAAATCCTGGCTCCGTATCTCAGATTACTCAAATAGTAACCGGCATCGGTTCCACTATTTCACCGGGCCAATATTTCTTAATCAATAGCTCCGGTAACTTCAGAAAGTATTATGTCTGGTTTAAAGTAAACGGAACTGGCGTCGATCCAGCTCCTCCTTATACTACTTTAGGAATCGAAGTAGATATTACAACTTCAATGACAGCTGCTCAAGTTGCCGCTTTGATTACTACAGGACTAAACGGTACAAGTGCTGATGACTTCTTAGCGGTCCAACAGCCAAATCCTAATACTGATACAATAATTGTAACCAATACTAGCGCAGGTGTAACGATTGCGTCTTCGAACTTTGATGTAGGCACACCATTTACGGTTACTACAAATCAAAGCGGGACCGGTGTCGGTAACTATAGTATTATTGATGGTTCCAATTTAACTTTAGCTATTAAAGAGCTAGATAAAGCAATGGGCATTATTGCATCATTGTTAGATGAGCCTTGCTATGATCAAACGGTTAATATCGTATTAACAGGCGCTACTCCTCCAACTTCTCTAGCTGGACCTATTTCGGCTACTACTTTAATCACTCTGCCGAATAACTCCAGACTAGGCAATGCTCCACAAAGATATACCGTTGGTTTAGGAGGATTACAAGTCTTCTTAAACGGTCAATATTTAGTTTTAAGTGTTGACTGGTCCGAAGTTGGCGCTCCTGGTACGACTTCAAATCAGATCGAAATCCTACAAACTTTAGTTGTGGGCGATGTTCTTGAGTTTAGAATAGGTGTGACTGGCGGACCCGGAGGAGGTTCGGGTGGGACTCCGGAACCGGGTCCCATAGGCCCTCAAGGTCCCGCTGGAAATCCTGGCGCTGATGCAGCAGGTGGTCCTATTTCGATTTCCACTAAGACTAGTAATTATACAATAATGCTTTCTGATTGCTTTATTTTAGTAGATTGTACTAGTGGAAATATTATCATTACATTACCTACCGCCAGCTCATCTACGGGTCAGATATTTTATGTTAAGAAAATCGACAGTACTCTCAATACTTTAACAGTTAAGGGAAATGGATCCGATTTAATAGATGGATCCAATACTCAGTTAACAAACGTACAATGGGTCAGTTATAGTCTCATTAGTAATGGTGCTTTTTGGAGTATATTCTAATGAAAAAGATATGGTTTGAATTGCAGATCAAAGAATCAGCTTTAACTTGTAATTCTAGAACAGAGTTTAAAAAGACTTTTTCTGCCGCTTATAAACAGGCAATTAAATTAGGCATATTAAATGAAATCTGTTCCCATATGATATTGAAAGATCCTCTAAATAATCTTATTCGCCCCATTAAATGGAATCCGAGTACTCTACAAGAAGAGGCTTTAAAGTATAATTCTAGAGTAGCATTTGAAAATGGTTCTCCTGGAGCTTATAAAGCGGCCTTGCGATATAAAATTATAGATAAGATATGTCAACATATGTTATCAACAAGAATGCCTAATGGATACTGGAATCTTACTACATTAAGAATAGAAGCTCTAAGATTTAACTCTAGAGGAGAGTTCGAGGATAATTCTTCCGGTGCCTATGATGCGGCACTACGTTTAGGAATCATGGACGATATTTGTAAACACATGAAAAAATCCAGGACTGTTTCTCTTCAAGAAAAAGAGTTGCATAATATAATTCAATCATTTTTACCAACAGCAAAATCTTTAAGACATGCTAATATACATATAGACAATAAACCTCATATAAAAGGTTTTGAAATCGATATTTTTGTACCAGAAATATCTAAAGGTATAGAATTCGATGGAATCTACTGGCATTCACTTAAAGCTTTAAGAAAAAAGAAGATTACTTGGCCCGATAGCGATATAGTAATGTATCATCAGATTAAAGATGACTACTTTAGATCTCAAGGCATTGAAATCCTTCATATTAAAGAAGAAAATTGGATCGAAGATAAAGACGCTTGTGTACCTAAATGTTTGGAATTCTTAGGAGTTACCGTATGAGCTATTCACCGATATCATTCGCTTCTTTACAGGGTACGGGATCTTCCAGACAAGTTGTAACTAATTTTGTTAATGAAACTGGCTCAACTCTCGTTAAAGGTACTCCGGTCGCTATTAATAGTGCTAGTCATATCATACCTATATCGGTCAGTACGGAAACTATCGCTACTGCTATGATCGGTCTGACCTACGCCGATATTCCTAACGGCCAGAGCGGTCCTGTCATCGATTCGGGCCGATTAGAAAACCTATCAACCGGATTTAGCTCTGGTGATATAGTATATGTATCAGCCTCTGGTGGTTTAACTAACATTAAGCCTAATACTGGAGCTAATGGTTTCGTAGCAGGAGACTTTGTTTTGTTAATCGGCGTAGTAGTTGAAAACGAATATAATCCTTCACTTTTAGACATCCAACTCCTTTTATCGGTTGTTGGGGAATTATAGTATTATGAGCGAATTTTCTAGAATAGTAAACGGAGTGCAAAGACAAGAGCAAATTCAGGGAACTGATATAAGCTCAGGTGCCGCTACGTCTGGATATGTGCTAACCGCTAACGGCGCAGGCGGTAGCGCTTTTACTAGTTCGGGTTCTGGAAGTGTAACTTCCGTTGCTTTAACCGTACCCTCGATATTTAACGTATCCGGCTCGCCAATTACTACCTCAGGTACTTTTGCTGTTACCTTGGCCAATGAAAGTGCAAACTTAGTTTTCGCAGGCCCTACGATCGGTTCTGCTACTACTCCAACTTTTAGATCCTTAGTCGGAGCAGATCTTCCAAATCCTTCTGCTACAACTTTAGGTGGCATTGAAAGTTACGCTTCAGTAGCTCATCAATGGATTAATGCTATCTCTACTTCTGGTGTCCCTTCTTCTACTCAGCCAGCTTTTTCAGATATCTCCGGTACCTTGGGAATTTCACAAGGCGGAACAGGACAAACTACAGCTTCAGCAGCTTTTGGAGCTTTATCTCCTTTAACTACTGCTGGCGATCTTTTATATTATTCCACGGTAAACGCTAGATTAGCTTTAGGTACTTCTAATCAAGTACTTACAAGTAATGGTTCAACATTAGTTTGGGGCGCTGTAACATTAAGTAGTTCTAGTGCTGTTACAGGCGCATTAGCAATAGCTAATGGTGGTTCGGGACAAACTACCGCTTCTGCAGCCTTAGCTGCTCTTTCTGGGTTTACTACCGCCGGTGATATTTCTTACGCTACTAGTGGTGTAGCTACAACTAGATTAGGTATCGGTTCTGGGTTCAATGTTCTTACAGTTTCAAATATAACAGGATTGCCGATTTGGAGCACAGTTAATTTATCTGCTGGGAATGCAGTCTCTGGTATTTTAGGTATATCCAATGGAGGTACTGGGCAATCAACAGCTTCAGCTGCTTTCAATGCTTTAGCACCAACCACTACCGCAGGCGACACTATCTATTATGCTTCCGGCACTAATAATAGGTTAGCGATCGGTACTTCAAATCAAGTAATGGTGATTAACGGCAGCGATTTACCGTCTTGGGGCGCTGTAACTTTAAGTAATTCAAGTGCCGTTACAGGAACTCTCGCAGTAGTTAACGGCGGTACCGGAGCTACCACGGCTTCGGCGAATACTATATTCGCAGGTCCTACTTCTGGATCAGCTGCGGCTCCTGCTTTTAGATCTTTAGTCGGCGCAGATCTTCCAAATCCTTCTGCGACTACTTTAGGTGGAGTAGAATCCTATACTGCGGTATCTAATCAGTTTTTAACATCGATCTCGACTTCGGGTGTACCGGTAAGCGCTCAGCCTTCTTTCTCTAATATCTCAAGTACTGTGTCTTCTTCTCAAGTGACTACTTCGACATTTATAGCACCAAAAATCACGGTATACACATCGGGCAGCGGTACTTTTACTACATCTACTTCTCCTAGAGGTCCGGTCTATGTTACAGTCGAAATGATTGGCGGTGGATCCGGTGGATCTGGCTCTAGTACATCAGGTGGAACTCAATCAGGAAGTAATGCAGGTAATACAACATTTGGTGGTTCAACTGCAGGTGGCGGTTCAGGTCAAACTAATGGAGCATCTTTTGGGGGTGCCGGAGGTACTAATACGTTAGGTTCGGGACATACTGCTTTAGTTAATCAAGCAGGCAGTTATGGTATGGGTACAACTATGATAACCAGTGGTGGTGTATATGCGGCCGGTGGGATCGGTGGACATTCCCCTTACGGTGGCGCTGGTATCTCAAGTACTAACTCCGCCGGTACTAATGCAGTCGCTAATAGTGGCTCTGGTGGTGGTGGTGGCGGTGCAAGTGCGACTTCTGGTGTTTACACGGGCTGTGGTGGTGGTTCAGGTGGATATCTTAAATTTGTAATATTGTCATCAATTGCTTCCACGTATAGCTTTGCAGTTGGTTCAGGGGGAGCCGGTGGTGCGGCCGGTGCCGGTGGAAACGCAGGTGGAAATGGTGCTTCCGGAATAATAATTGTAACCGAGCATTATCAATAGGTTATGTAACACTATTCGTATAGCTAAAATAGATTTTAGAAGACAATCTTAATGATATAAGGTATATAGAGGGTTTAATTTATGTTTCATTCAGTCGTCACCGGTTCAGCAATGCACGTCGTACAGGCATTTACTTATGCTAACGCAACAGCTAGATTGGCTGCATCTGGGTTTCAATCCACTGATATCGGTAAGGTAGCGTATCAAACTGATACCCAACAATTCTTCATACTTTGTAATACGACCCCTTTATGGGAGCAGATTTCTAGCGCAGCTTCAGGTTCTACTAACGGTGCTATAGAGTATTTCTCTACTGCTACTAATACTTTGACAAGTCTGCCTATCGGATCTACCAGTCAAGTATTGACAGTAGTAGGTGGAATACCTACCTGGACTACCGGTGGCTTTTCAAATCAATCAGCCAACACTATCTTTGCCGGTCCTACTTCAGGTTCAGCCGCAGCCCCAACATTTAGAGCTTTAACTGGGGCAGATTTGCCTTTCAATCAAAATCTATTAATAAATGGTGGATTCGATTTCTTTCAAAGAGGTACTTCTATCTCTACTTCATCTTCAAACGTCTACATAGCCGATAGATGGTTTACCGTCAACGGTACTGGTGGAACTCTTAACTTTAGCCAAGGTGCTCCGGCCGCGACCGTTCCAGGTGTAGGTCTCGCTATGAATTTTACTTATGGCGCTGGTTGCTCTAATCCAAACATGAATATAAGCCAAGTAGTTGAAAATAAAACTTCTATGTTAGCTTTAGATAGCAAAGTTTCTTTCGGCGTATGGGTACAGGGTGTAGCTGCGGTTACCCAAGTAACTATAGCTGTAACATACGCAAATACCGAAACTAAAACTCAAACCGTAATTACTTCGGCTGCATTTACTATTACGAACGGAAGCTATACATACTGTACTTTGAATAATGTATCTATACCAGGATCTATTAATTCATCTGGTTCAATTGGCGTTCAAATATATCCTACTACCGCTTCTAATACCTTATATACTTCTGGCAATGGGCTTACAATAGCTGGAGCAATGCTTAATATTGGTTCTACAGCAGCTCCATTTCAAAAAGCTGGCGGCAACTATGCCGGTGAATTAATCGCTTGTCAAAGATTCTATGAAAAGTCTTTTAATATAGGAGTTACTCCAGCAGCTAACATAAGTGGTACTGCTCAACTTATTAGCGGATTTTACTTTAGCACTTCAGCAGCTGTAAGCTCTTCAGTTATGTTTAAGACAACTAAAAGACAACCCCCAACTATTACGGCCTATGATCCAAATAGTTCTAATGTTGGCGATTGGTCATATTACAATCTAACTGGCGGAGTTAGCAATAGTGAGCCGGTAACGCCCTCAGCAACTATTACGTCTTTTAATGTAACGGCTAGTGGATTAAGTACTTCTAGTATAGGCTCTAATATTTTGTTCAGCGGTAACTGGACAGCAGACGCTGAAATCTAGACTCTATATCTCTAATATATTGAATGATAAGTTGAAATAATATATTCTATTATTTCAATATATTACATAAAAATATCCTTAACTACCTCATAGTTAAGAGAACTATTTTTCATGACCTAATCTTATTTACGTTACGAGATGCTCAGTTCCTATGGAGTAGGTGACTAGTAAGCTCGTATATCTAAACTCCACAACTTAAGAGGGCCTTACAATGGCTACATATAGCAAATTTTCCTCACTCATTAATGGCGTCCAGCGTCAGATTGATCTCTCATCAAATACATTATCCGTAGGAGCTCTAATCGTTGGAGGCTCTTTATTAAGCGCTTCTACCGGTTCCGCTAGCATCGGTATAGCTGGTGGTTATTCTAACTTTACACCTTTAACTGCAACAGTTGAAGGCGCTTTAGCAGCTATTGATACTGCTTTAGGCTCATTATCTGCTGCTGGTACTTTTAGCGATTCAGCTTTTAATATCTACAATGTATCGGATAGTACTAAGAAAATCAAGTTCTCAGCTGCCGGGATTGCCACTGGCACGACCAGAACGATCACGATGCCTGACGCAAACGTGGATCTTGGAAACTTAACAAACTCCAATATCGCTTCTGGCGCCGCTATTGCTTACAGCAAGTTAGCTCTAACTGGCAGTATCCTAAACGCCGACTTAGCAGGTTCAATCGCTTATTCTAAGTTGATTTTAACCGGCGACATCGTTAACGCTGACATTTCAACTTCAGCAGCTATTGCTTATAGCAAATTAGCATTAACCGGCAGCATTCTAAACGCCGACTTAGCAGGTTCGATTGCTTATTCCAAGTTGATCTTAACTGGCGATATCGTTAATGCTGACATTTCAACTTCAGCGGCTATTGCTTACAGTAAGTTAGCCTTAACAGGATCTATCGTTAATGCTGACATCGCTTCTGGCGCAGCTATCGCTTACAGCAAGTTAGCTCTTGCGGCTAGCATCGTAAACGCTGACATCGCTTCCGGCGCAGCTATCGCTGTTAATAAATTAGCAGCTTTAACAGCTTCTAAGGCAGTAGCGACCGACTCTTCCGGTTTCTTAGTAGCTTCTTCAGTTACTTCAACGGAATTAGGGTATGTATCTGGCGTAACTTCAGCCATCCAAACACAATTCAGCGGTAAGTTAAGTCTTTCCGGTGGAACGATGTCTGGCGTCCTACACATGGGCAGCAATGAAATCGACGGTCTACCAACTCCTACGGCTACAGGCCAACCACTAATATGGGACCAATTAGCAGCTGCTAATGGCGTTGCTACATTAGATGGTAGCGGTAAGATCCCAATATCTCAGTTACCTTCAGTAGTAATGGAATACCAAGGTTCTTGGAATCCAAATACTAATACCCCAGCTCTTTCTGACGGTACTGGAACAAACGGTAACGTATATTGGGTTTCCGCAGCTGATGCAAGCGCAGTTGCAGGGTTATCTGATCCATCAATGATCAATTTCCAAATCGGTGATTTGGTAATTTATTCCTCTGCACTTGGCGTATGGCAATTAGTAACTCCAGCTGCAGGCGTCCAATCTGTTAACGGAGCACAAGGCGCTGTAACAGTTAACGCTATCTATCAATTAACCGGCGATATCACCGCAGGTCCAGCTAGTGGATCTCAATCAAAAGCAGCTACTATCGCCGCTGGCGCAGTAACTGCCCTAAAATTAGGGACAGTAACTGACGGCATTACTCTAGATCAATCTGGTTCTGGTTCAACTCTAGAAGTAAAAGCCGGTGGAATTAGCAACACACAAATTAGCGCTTCAGCAGCTATCGCTTACAGCAAGTTAGCTTTAACTGGTGATATCGTTAACTCTGATATCTCAGCTTCAGCTGCCATTGCTTACAGCAAGTTAGCTTTAACAGGTGATATCGTCAATGCTGATATCTCAGCTTCAGCAGCTATTGCTCTTTCGAAATTAGCCGCTCTATCTCCTTCTTTAGCTCTTGTTTCTGATGGTTCTGGCGTAATTAGCGTTTCTGCAGTTACATCTACTGAACTTGGATATGTATCTGGTGTAACTAGTGCGATTCAAACACAGATCGATAGCAAACTAACGAAAACATTAGCTCCAGCTGATATCTTTGTTGGTAGTGCTGGTTCAGTAGCTACAGCAGTAGCAGTATCTGGTGATGTAACTATCGCTAGTACCGGTGCTGTAACGATCGCTGCTGGTGCAGTAACTGCTTCTAAATTAGGAACAGTAACTGATGGCGTAACCTTAGACCAATCTGGTTCTGGTTCTACGTTAGAAATCAAAGCATTAGGCGTTGGAACTTCACAATTAGCAGCAGCTTCAGTAACAGCAGCTAAACTTGCTACTGGCGCATTCGATCAAGTAACGATCGTAGGCGGCGCAGGAACAGCAGCTTCTGTAGCTCAAGCTCCTTTAGTCTCCAATATGGAGATCGCTGGTGAATCATTCGCAGCTAATACCAGCTTCCTAGTTCGTTTCGCTATAACTGGTGAAACAGCTGGTAGTGTTTATAAAGCTGACTATGATACAACTTCCGCGGACAAATTCTGGATCATCGGCGTAGCTTTCAGCGCAGCTGGTGTTTCCGCTGGTGGCTCTATCTCAGTAGTGTCCTTAGGCGAATACTCTCTTGGATCTTCTGATACAGCTTTCTCAGCTGGCGATATCGGAAAACCAATTTTCTTAACAGCATCAGGTGCTTTTAGCACTACTGCTCCTTCTTCCTCATTACAAGCTGTAATGAAAGCCGGTATGGTTAAGACTACTAGTAAGATGTTTATCATGCCAGATATGCAAGGTATCAATTAATTTCATTAGTTAACCTATGAATTCTAAAGGGACCTGTTTCGAAAGGATCTGGTCCCTTTTTATTTAATACAATCTTAATAGTACGATAACAACAAAGTTTATATCATTATAACATAATGAGGAAGATCACATGAGCGTTTATTCAAAGTTTTTACATTTACTTAACGGTGCTGCTAGAACCGTAGATCTTTCTACCAATACTTTAGGAGTTTCAGCTATCCAGTTTGATGGCTCTACTTCTGGAAATGTAACTCTTAATGCTGCAGCAGTTACAAGTTCTTATTCTTTAGCGTTACCATCGGCACAAGGTAGTGCATTATCAGTTCTTCAAAATGACGGATCCGGCAATCTAAGTTGGGCTTCAATAGCTTCAAGTCCATCTATAATAAATAATCTTGTAGCAGGTCAATCTTTTTCTGCAAATACATCTTATCTAGTAAGATGGGGCATGCATTCTTTATCAGAAACAGCCAGTGATGTCTACGCTGCAGATGATGGCGTAGTATCTTTCGACGAATTCTGGGCTATCGGTATCGCATTATCTCCTACCGCTGTTACTTCAGGTGATAGCATCCCAGTTCAGTCCTATGGTATATTTACTTTAGGGTCTTCTGATACTCCATTTAGTTCTTCCGATGTTGGCAATCCTGTTTGGCTAACAACTGCCGGTGCTTTTAGTACTACGGCCCCTACAGGGGTTAGTACTGCAGCTTTTAAAATCGGTATAGTAATGAGCACGACCCAAATTTGGGTAGATTCCCAAATGATGGGCACTAACAACACTGCCGGAACTCCAGGATCCGGTCCACTTTCTCCAGATCAAGGTGGAACGGGCTTAGATACTTTAACTCCTTACGCTTTATTAGCCGGTGGAACTACCTCTACAGGTATTTTGCAACAAATTTCTGGACTAGGATCTACAGGTTATGTATTAACTTCTAATGGAGCAAGTGCCCTACCTACTTGGCAAGCTCCCCTTACTTTGACTGCTGAAAGCGCTAATACTATATACGCAGGACCTGTTTCCGGTCCTATGGATATTCCAGCTTTCAGATCCTTAGTTGGCGCAGATCTTCCAAATCCAAGTTCAAGCACTTTAGGTGGCGTTAAATCGGCTGCATCGGTCTCGCATCAATGGATAGATTCAATATCTACTAGCGGAGTGCCACACTTAAGTCAACCGGCATTTTCAGATATATCTGGTACTGTAAGCGCAGCTCAACTACCGAATCCTTCAGCTACAACTTTAGGCGGTATTGAAAGCTATGCAGCAGTAACAAGTCAATGGATTAATGCTATATCTACTAGCGGTGTTCCAAGTTCTACTCAACCTGCTTTCACAGATATTTCAGGTTCAGTAGCGGCATCTCAATTACCTAATCCTTCAGCTACAACTTTGGGTGGCATACGTTCCGCTGCCAACGTATCTCATCAATGGATTAGCAGTATTTCTACTTCTGGCATTCCCGCTTTAAGTCAACCGGCTTTTACAGATGTTTCTGGAACCGCTACGATAGCTCAAGGCGGTACAGGACAAGTTACGGCAGCCGCAGCTTTCAGTGCTTTGAGTCCGATCACAACGACTGGCGATATTATCTATAGCTCTTCTGGAACTACAGCCTCAAGATTAGCTATAGGTTCTACTGGAAACGTACTAACTGTATCCGGCGGAGTGCCTATTTGGGCCGCCCCAGCTACTTCTGGAACAGTTACTTCAGTCTCGGTAACCCCTGCTAACGGGTTAGCAGGTACAGTTTTAAATCCCACAAGCACCCCAGCTATCACTCTCTCGACCACTATTTCGGGGATCCTATCGGGGAATGGCTCTGCGATCAGTGCAGCTCCAACCACAGGTTCAGGCTCTGTAGTTCTCGCTACCTCTCCAACATTAGTAACCCCTTTACTTGGTACCCCTACTTCTGGAAATTTATCTAACTGTACAAATTTTCCAGCAACTAGTTTAAGTGGGGCTATTTCATCTACCCAAGTCACTACCAATACTTTTTTAACTAGAACTGTTCAAGTTTTTACGACCGTGACCGGCGCTGGAACTTATAATTTACCCACATCTCCTAGAAAACCAAGGTATTTAGAAGTGGAAGTTGTGGGCCCAGGTGGTGGTGGTCAAGGTGGTGGTACATCTCCAGGCGCCGGTGGCACTTCCACAGCAACTACATTTGGAACTTCATTATTATCTGCTGGTGCCGGAGGTGGTGCATCTACTACTGGTGGCGCCGGAGGTACTAATTCTCTCGGAGGTCAACCAGGAGATCAAGTAAATGGTGGCAATGGCGCTCCCGCTATCAATGCATCAGGATTATTACAAGCGGCAGGTGGACAAGGTGGAAGTTCTTATTTTGGTGGTGCAGGGAATGGATCCTCAGGTTTCGGCGCCGCGGCTGGGGTTGGTCAACCAAATAGTGGTGGTGGAGGCGGTGGTGGAAGTGGATCGAGTACGGGTGCCGGTGGTGCCGGAGGTGGTGCCGGAGGTTGGCTTAAAGCAATTATAGACGCTCCATCTAACTCATATAGTTTCGTGTTAACGGACGGTGGTTCAGCGGGAAGTGCTGGGACTGGCACATCAGCGGGGGCAGGTGCTAAAGGAAGTGCTGGAAAAATAATTGTCTGGGAATATTATCAATAAACATGAGGTTTTTAAATGAATTTAACAGTCGGAGCGGTAGTTCCCTTAAGTCTTCAATTACCAGACCCTAATTCAAGTGTTTTTGTACAAGCGACGATCGTCGATATTTATGATGCTCCTGTTTCAGGGAGTCCAGTGAATCTCACGTATGGAACGGATGGTAATTATTTCGCAAATTCATTTCTCATGCCAAACCTTCCCTTCATTCGTGCAATCTATACAGTTTACACCGATTCAGGGCATAGCGTCCCATCATTACTATACGGCCTCTCAAGTGACATCTTTGAATTAGTGATGGATAACCCTGGTAGCTAAATCAGTCAAACCATAACCGGTAGGATCACTCAAAATAGCAATGTCTGTTATATCAACACAAACCCCCTTCAGATCGTTCAAGGTGCTACAGCGGCACCCTTTACAAGAGCAGCTTTGACGTTAGAAGATGAACTTGTAGCTTGCCAAAGATATTATGAAAAATCATTCGGTTTGTCCACGACTCCAGGAACTTCGAGTGGCGGAACTTACCACTTAGCTAACGCTTGGGGTGCTAATAGTGTTATTGGGAATAGCGTGAGATTTTCAGTAACTAAACGTGTGGCCCCAACGATGACATTCTATGACGATACAGGAACTGCCGGTCAAACACGCGCAATTATCGGCGGAAGTGCTGTTTATACAGCTATTTCTGCAGGTACTATTCAGAAATCGGAATTCGATACTAGCCTGTCTCCGACCGTAACGGCCGGTTCTTGTATTTTAACTTACTACGCTTGGGTTGCAAGCGCTGAAATTTAGGAGATTATATGCAATTTCAACTAATTAAAGACCCTATAATAGGTTTAGATTCAGCTAAAGTGGTTAAAATCATTGATGATAATAGTATTATATCGTTTATACCTACTGATCCAGCTAATTCCGACTACGTATTATACTTATCTTGGTTGGCCAGCGGTAATTCACCTTTGGCTTCTATTTAAAAATAAGTAATATCAATTAGTTAAGTATTATAAAGGCTGGGATGAAAATCCTGGCCTTTTTTCGTTTTAACCTGCAATCTTAATGATATAGTATTACAGGAGATTTCTATGCCGACAAATTTCGATGCACGTCAGTCAGTTTTAAGACCTCAATTACCTATATTAGGCAATTCGGCAAACGAAACTCTTGATAATGTTTTAACAACAGTTGATATTGAGTTAGGCAAATTATTCGGCAATAACAATATGTTACTGGATGGTTCAGGCATCCTTACTTTTTCCGGTACAGAACTCACATTTTCTTCTGGCACGTCTCTTGCTTTAGATTTCAGTTCAATCCTAGGAGGCGGTCCAGCTATTCGGTGTGTGATCGCAACTTCAGCTTCAGTATATTCGTTTAATCCAGGAGACATGTGGTATGCGATTGTAAATCGATCACTCGGAACAGTAACTGCTAATACGACCGTTCTTGCTGCTACCGGTCTTCCGGCACTTGACGCTGCTGATCTTGAAGTTTTCTTAATCGCTAAGATGATCACGGATGTATCAACTTCTACGAATCGACTGTGGTTCCGCAATGGCTGGGTTATCGATGCAGGTTCTTCATTACCAATCGGCGGCTCCGCTTCAGGTTTCAGTGTAGATTCTATTCTAACATCAAATATTGATGGAACAGTAATCGTTGATGATATTACAGGTGATGTTTTAGTAGACGCTTAACCTATGTAAGTCAATTTTCCGTCTTTAAAACCAAAACCAGGCGCTAAATATACTAGGCCGCATCTACAATTAGGGTGCATCAGCAGCATTGACGGTACATCTTCGCCACGTATATGATAACCCTGTTTAAGTTCACTGAATTTCCATATCCTAGGCGTTACGCCGTCCTCGTCCAAGTGTAAACGAATGCATTCTTTACAAGTAACATTATCTCTAGTAATTACGAAATAGCATCTTGGATCCATATCTCCAGCGCTTAATCCCACTTTCTTGATATCTAATGCTTTACCAATATTTCTAGCCTTGGTACTCTCAGTATCAACTATCGTCTTCATATGAGAACGAGCTTTATCCAATGAATTATGCAATAGCTCTTGCACTTTCTCGCCCGATATAGATTCACCTTTTAATGAAGCTTCTCTAGCTAAAGCGCCGATTCCTTCTAATATATCAGCTTTAGTCTTGCTTTTTAATGATTCTATGTAACTTAAAGAATTATCCAAAATAGATTTTAACGCTTCGGATTCAAATATATTAGGATTTGTATTACGTAAAGATTGTACGAATAGATTCGCCAACCCATAATTAGGTTTGGTTGAAATTATGAGATGTTTCTTATGTCTTAATTTAGGAATATTGCCAATGAATTCAAGAGCTAATTTGTCGAACAAATCTTCAACAGTTAAAGCAATAGATTCTTTATTAGCAGATGATAAGTCACGCATAAAACCTACCTTCTTAGCTTAAAATGCCCAAAGTACTTAAGATGTCCTTTTTAGCACGGTTTTCTTCTTCTTGCCAGCCCTTCATAACGTCACTCACAATTCTTTCTTGCAAAGCCAAAGACTGCCTAGTATTCTCGTCAGCTTGTGGCAAGGATAAATGTAAATGACCTTCTTTATGAAGTCTGATTTCTTCTAAAGCTTTTATAAGATCCGTAGGACTTAATTCAGATTTGTGAACTAGTTCTTCTAGTCTGTTAATGTGCTGATCAAGCTCTGAGCCGCTTTCTGGCTGCATAGGAGCTTGTTCAGAAGGAGTCTCTTCAGTCGGTGCAGAAGAAGCTGAAGGAGCAGCCGTTGAACCGGCTTCTGGTACTGCAGTTCCTGGAGCTTGTTGAGCTTGAGCAACTTGTTGCTGAGCTTGTTGTGCTTGTTGAGTTGCATTGTCCATTTGAGCTTCTTTTAGACCAGCTTCGAAGCCTAAACGCCATGCCGTATCAACTGAACTTAGATACTTAGCTTTTAATTGTTCATACTTATTTTTATAGTTTATATTTGACATAATTATTCTTCCTCTTCCAAATCAAGCATATCGGTAATTTGCATTGTCATGGCGTCTAAAATCAACTCTTTACTTCTTGGAGCTAAAAAAGCTCTAGCTGCACCTGATTGTGATTGCATTAGTAACTGAAAGTTTTGAAGCCAGAACGGATCACGTTTATAACGTAATATAGGATCTAATGACGCTAATGGATCACTGAAGAATTTCTCTCTTAGTTGACCAGCATCCATGAACTTATCGAATATCAATTGAACGCGTTCATTAAAAGGAAAGTTACCGCCAAAGATATCGCCTACGGCATCTTTATCAACTTCATTTAATAAAGCATCATAAGTCATGTGCAGAGCTGAATCTTGTTGTAATCTTGCAGATTCCTTTTCTTTAGATTCAGCATCTAAACCGGCGAAGCGAATCTCGGCAACTTTAGCAAGGCCTGGATCAATCAAAGGCATTAACATTTGATTGAAGAAAGTTTGCATCTTCAAAATCAAAGGCCGTAAACCAGTATCCCTAGATGCGCTAAGTTTAAATTCGTTTGACGATTCAGATAATGTTTGACTGTTCGTTCCTTTGCTCAAATGCCCATAGCCAGGAAGCTCATCTGGGGACATTGAGAAAGAAGCTAAAATAGTTCTTGCCACTGCATCATACATGAAAGCAAATTCACTACCCAAACCTTCACCAGTCAAAGGAAGCCATTGTACTGAATCGTCTTTTGTGATACCAAAAATTGGAGTTCTAAAACTATTTGATACGCTATTAATTGAAGCGTGGAATTGTAGTTTAATACTATTCAAAGTTGCTTCATCGATTTCATCACTGTTAATAACTAACATACCTTTAGAGGCGCGACCGTTTTGGAAGTACAATTCTTGGTAAGTATCGATATTAATGTGAGTTGTTATATTGCTAATAGTCTTATCGATTGGAGTGACTGGATATCCATTATGTGCAATATCTGTAGAAGGATAGAAAGTGTAAACTAACATTTCCTTGTGAGTAAAAGCTTGTTTTGGTAATTCGTCCACTACTTGTAACCAGGCGTAATGATCTTCTCGTAGACGGCCAAAATCTATATCATATTTATCGCCAGACATTTGCTCTAAAAGCTTAATTGCCGTTTCTCTTAGATTATCGCCAACATTTTCACCTTTTCTAACTGCTGGACGAATTGTACCCACATCGATTGGTCTGAATCTGTGAAATGGATAATTTCCATCTGAATCTGGTTGAACAGAACGATCGTAAACAACTTCAGTAGCAAATCTACCGAAAGATACTCCGTTCATTCCCTGGGTGTAAAGGAATTCAGCTAATGTCATTAAATCTTGTGTTTCCATACCAGTGGTATGGCCGCAGTTTAGTAATAGATATTCAAATTTCTTCAATCTTTCTTTAATGATAAGTAACTGTTCTGTATTTAATACCTTTAATATCTCAGGTTTAATTACGACTTCAATACCAATGTCAAAACGATCTTTTCTTAAATGTCCAAATAAACTGAACATGCTTCCTCTAGCGGCAACTATCGCGCCTACTAAGGAATCCTGAATCCGAATGGATTTTATAACATCATCGGGAACTAAATGACTCTTAACTTTCCATACGCCAGGATAAACATTATGCGGTAAATAGTCCTGTGTCATTGCAAGACGAGGAGCTTTACTATTAGCTACGCCCGTTGCGGTATTTAAAGCTTTCATTAAAGGCGATAGACTACCTGCTTCAGATTTCTCTAAAGATTCAGGATCTTGTGCAAATATGATAGTTTTCTTTTTCTTTTCATCAGCCATATATGTATAACTATATCATTACTCAATTGATAATATAAGAACATTCGCATTAACTATGCCACTGTTCGTGAGACTTAAGGACCAAATCGGTGAAGTTCTCATGAACATACCGTTTCTTTTCTGATTAGGACTATATATAAAAGGAGCCACTTGAGCAGTATCGGTCCCGTTGATCAAGATATCGCAAGGAGCATCGCTTTCTATGTAGACCCATTGCTTGGCAAAACTATAAGCTATAACCTCAGTCAAGATACTGCTTTCGGTAGGTAGAATGCTGGCGCTGCTAAATTGTAAGGAGTTAGCAAAAACTGAAGTAACGAAGTAAGTTCCTAGAGTTGCTAAGGAAAATCCACTTGATAACATTAAGGCGTCACTTATTTGAACGCCGAAGGCACTGAATATGGCGATTTGAGAAGCAAAGCTGGAGCCAAGAGTAATGGGGCCTTCTGAGGCGCCTAATAAATTCTCTATGGTAAAACTAGTAGCCGTATTAGCTATGACTTGATAAGTTCCTTGATTAGCGGCATTGAATTGACTGCCAATGCTTACTTGATCACCTACAGATATACCGCTGAAACTAGCTATTGCACCGCCGGAGCTCGTGAAAGTAGTAATTGGACCATTTTGAACTACTAGAAACTGACTGGTAGCGTCTGTTCCAATAACTCTAGGAGTTCTAAAGTTAGGAAGCAAACCGCCAGTAGCTGTCAAGGAATATAATACCGTGGAACCGGGGACCGGTGCGATGCTATAAGTCGTTGTATTATCTTGAGTTATAGATCGAACGCCAGTGAATACTGCTTGGGATTGACCTGGAGCTAGGGAGTATTGATTCGAATTAGCTTGTTGGATCGGGAAACTAGTTAGATCGCGATTCCATTTGAAGTTCGATAAGCTAGGAGATCCACTGCCGTTACGGTCTGAGAAGGCATTAGCGAACATACTTAAACTAAATCTCATAGAATCACCTTTTTATTATAAGAACTTGATACTATTAAGATTGGCGTCTTATTTTACTTATAGTATTATGTATCAATTTGTGTAAATTCATATACTTAGAAGTCGAAATGGAACCCGCCCTTGCGGCCGCTTTTGCTAACGAACGGTGCACCGCCTGTACGTTTAGCTATTTCTTCCATCATTTGATTAGTATGTAAACTGTTGTCCGGATTAGTTAAGTGATCTACTCCTTCGGGCTTCAAGAAATGAAGTTGCTGAGTACCTTTAATAGGGAACAGACACTGAGCTACGTATCTCATAGCATCGGCTCTATCTGATACTCCTGGATCATCATCAGGCTCTTGAGTAGGATTGCCATCAGATCCAAGTTTAAAATGGTGATTTAAGAATGCTTCAATAATACCTTTGTTCGCATCATTGTCTAAAACTTTTAATAATCTACGTCCATAGCCATCAGTTATTTTGCTTCTTAGAGCATTAATACCGCCTGCGACGTCCTTGGTGAACGTGGGACACTTCATTCCATTTCTAGTGAATGATTTAATATTCGCTGGCATAGCTTGGTCACAGTACCATTTCTCGCAGCCATACTTATCTCTATAAGATTTGGCGATTTCTAAACACTCTGCGAATTCTAAACCCGGCGCGCCGAAGCAGTCGACTATCCAGATCTCTCCATTAGGAATTAGAGCGAAAATTACTATGACGAAATCATGCGAGAATCCCCAGTCCACTCCAGCATAAAATCTAATACCGACTTGTTTCATTTTCTGTATAAGATCAATTTCAGGTATATGTTTCTTTAAAGACGGTTCACCCATCAAGGTTTCCCATGCGTGATGTAGAGAGATAACATTGCCAGTATTTAGTTCATTGCTAAAACGAGGATAAACTAAACCTTGTGAAGAAGGACGCCAACATAACATTTGTGCCTCTGCCATATCTGGAGGAAGTTTTTTAATGTTACTTATTGTTAAACTTATAGGCTTAAATAGGCCGCCCTTATCTTTACTAGAACGACTAGCTAATCTAGTTTTACATACCGGCAACAATGGGCAGTCAACACAACCACCGTGTACGGCTGATAATAGTTCCCATTTAGACTGCTCAGCGATACTTAGAGTTTCGTACTCTTCTACTGATAGTTGTCTGAGTGGTAAGTTTTTATTCACATATCGATCTATTTTAGGCAGATTAGGCTTATGTCTAGAAGTAGGACATCTTTCAGTTACATCTATGATATTCCAACGTATAATTTGATCCCCTGTAATGGGCGCCGATGTGATTTCTTTTTGCATTAATCCGAATGCAAATTTACGAGTTGATAATTTAACTGTTAATGGATATATACCTTTTTCATACTCTGGAACCAGCTTGGCTTCATCATAAGCTTTGGGATCCTTAACAATATCAATCTCGTCAATGAAAGTTAAATTTGAATGTTGACCGTTCGTACTCTGTAAAGTAGCAACGATTACTTGGATATACACCCTATTTTGCTTCGCGGTCATATATTCAACGCGTGTTTTATTTTTAGAAGTACTAGTCCATCCTGCTGAATCTAGTAGCGGTTGTACTTTAGAGAAAAACAGATTAACGTATTCCACTGCTTTAGAGGACTGTTCCCTGATCGCGGCTAGGTGTGTGATCGTTAATTCAAAATGCAACATTAACAATAGTTCTACAATAGCGGCAGACAAGGTTTTATACCCAGCTCTCGCACTGAGCATAATAACACTAGTTGGATGATCTGGATCATTATTTTTAATCATCTCATAAATGGTCCAGATAGCACCAATTGGGGAACTGTTAGAGTCTGGATCCACCCAAGTCATGGGCATGTCTAAACCTAAGAAAGAGTAAACCCAATTTTTGGTATCCTCCAATGAATTGAGTTTAGTAAAAAGTAACTCTGTATACTGTGCTTTTTCTTCCAGCGTAATAGAATTGAAATCCATATATTATATCTTTAACTCCCAACGTTTTTTACCGCAGTCGTATATTCTATAAAATCCCAGAGATACTGCCATCTCTCTTTCTGTATTTCCTATAGCGCCCATTTTAAGAAGCTTTTTTTTAGTCATACTTTGCTTAGAGTAACGCTTTAACTGTTTTACATAACTATAATCTAATGGCAACTCATCCTTTAGTTCAAACTTTAGTTTTTTATATATATTACCGTCGCTTAGTCTATTATCAGACCAGGAAACAATGGTGCTATATCCTTTAACTTTAGCATATTCTATAAAATATTTCAATAACTTTGATGACCCACCGACTATAGTATGATTTTTTAGAAAACATAATCTGTTTAATACTAAAATAGTAATATCATTATTTCTATGATGTCTACCGCCAGATATAGCTGCAACTAATTGATTTTCATGATATAAACCAAGATATATTTCAGATAAAGTTGAACTTTGTAGATGGTTTTCTTGCATAAAAATAATGCCGTCTCTTTTACTAAGCTCTCTTATTTCTGTTTTACGGGCGTAGATAGTTTTGTCAGAAATACCTAATTTGTTCTTTAGTATACTTTCTATTATATCACTTTTATTCATTAACTCATCTTCAAAAAAGGTAAGTAACCTACAGTTTAAAGAGTTTACAGCGGATAACTTTTCTTTACGTTTAGTATAAGAATCTACAAAACGTTCGCTATGCCAAATTAAGCCGTCAATTTCTATACCGATATTCTTATTTTCAATAAAAATATCAATTTCACATCTTTTTTTATTGTATGTAAACTTATATTTTTCTGCTTTAAAACCTAGTGATTGTATAAAATTTAGCCATTTTAATTCTAGCCTAGAAGTACCGGATAAGGAGCATTTAGGGCACCTGACACCGCTAGAAAAATTATGCCAGCTAACTTTCCAATCATGTTTATTAGGGCAAATTACAGATAATGGTGTATTATTGTTTTTATAATTTGAAAAACCAACTTCATAGCCCTCCTTTTGGATGGATTCCTTAATCATTTCAATATCAAGAATCACATTATTAGCGCATAGTTTACATCTTTTTCCCATCAAAAAATCACCCAATCTAGGCGTTATAATATGTCCCTTTGGGCATTGGACTTTTAGAGGCGTCACGTTGTCTATATAATCGGTAAATAAAGGAATATAGCCTTCTTTGTTGAAGATCTTACTTGCCGTATCTACTGTATAAGGTATATGGCCGACGCAAACTGGGCAGTTGCTTTGTTTAGATTGAAATTGATGTAATGATACTTTATACGCATGTCCTTTAGGACATAAGATATCTAGTTTTGTAAATACGTTTTTATAGCTAGTGGACAATAAGATATAATTTCGTTTTATAAATATCTCTTTAGCATCTTCTAGTGTATAGGGCTTTATATGTGAACAATCAAAGCATCTACTATGGCGGTTTTTAAAATTACTAAAAGTCGTATGCCAGTTATGTCCTGAGGGACATTGGGTGACTAATTTATCGTTTGCATCTATATAGATAGTAGATAATAAAAGATATCCATCTTGAGCGAAAATTTGTTTAACATAATCAAAATCATGCTTATTAGCAGGGATCTTTTTACAACTAGGGCATCGCTTAAGTTGGGTAAAATTATTATAAGTCATTGATTGTATATGATTGTTATTACAACGGTATTTCATTTTTGTATGAGCATTTATATAGACTTCTTCAAGCATTTCATAGTCCACATCTGCGAATTGCTTTTTAATATAGTCTATAGTATATTTTTTCATATGAAATTATTAAGCCCTTGTATTAGCTTCATTTACGTACTCGTTTGCGCGTTCACTCGAACGGATGAATTCATTGTCGAGCTGCGCTTCGTGACGCTCGAAGATATCATCCCTAGGATGAGCTACTATACAACTCAAAGTGCCTAAAACGTTTGCGATACTAGCTGCATTTACCAATGCCTCTTGAACTGCTTTCGTTGCATCAAACAAGCCAAGCTCTAAAGCGGATCCGTAAACCTGATTCTCAATATCATAAACCACTCCAGGTGTAGATATTAATTTCTCTAATACTTCTTTAATCTCTTCGGTAGTATGCCCAGCATTTGTTAACAATCTGGTTGGCAAAGAAAGTAAAGAAGGCAACAGCACTTCTCTAGCTGGATCTCCCGTAGGTAGTTCTTCGGATAATTTCAAAGCCATGTCAATGGCTAAACGTCCGCCGCCAGGTAGAGCTCCGTGAACTATAGCTGCCCGAACTGCGCAGATGGCATCTTCGCATCTGTCATGCATTTCTTTTAATGAACCGTGAGAACCACCAAAGATCGTGAGCTTCGCAATACCGTTGGTAATCTTTCCTAGACGTTCTTGTAAGAAAACCATTTCAGCTTGTCCTTCTGGCGACTTTAGCATAGTCTTCAGTTCTTCGGCTCTGACTTCAACGTTGATTGGATCAGGATCGCCTACTACTGTAGAGCGGAATCTATAAGCTTCAAAGCTTTCCATATTACTGCCCAAATCAGCTGGAGTTGCATCTTGCACTTGTTTTTGAAGTCCAAACACAGCAGCGCCGGTGAAAGCTGCTAAATCTTGAAGGAAATGCGTTTGGCTATTCAAGAATTGTGCCATCGGAGTACGCATTGGTAGTATATTCAATGTACCGGGATTTGCGAAGTTGAAGGCCAATGTTGTCAATACGTTATCGCTAAAATGATGTGCGAATATCACTACGTTTTTAACATCTGATTCATTAGCTTTGAATTTTTCATCTATTGCGTTTAAAAGAGGAACTATAGCGTTGAGATCATTTAATTGACCGTCATAAAGAATATAAGCAGGATTTTCGAAGTAACAGCGTTGATTTGCTTGATCATTTATGAATGCCGTGTGAATCTTGCCCATACTCTCTTCTAAGCCGATCGGAATTGGGAAGCCATCGATTCTTTCAACATTGAAACCAGGAGGACCGCTAAGTTCACGAATAGTTACGTGTGAGGATTCGCCAAAGCCTACTGCTTCGAAAGCATCTATTACAGAGGGCCATCTCTTTATCGCCGTTAGCCGAGATCGTAGCCACCATCTTGAGGATTTCTTGGTTAACTTCAGTAATGCTAACAGATTGACTTTGGATAAATGGCACTAGAAGATCTTTTACTATTTTAGTGATACGGCGAGTGATTTTCTGAGGAGATGATTTTGGGTTTTTAGCACAAAACTCGAATAGATTATCCACGATGGAATGAGCTAAAACTGCGGTAGTTGTCGTTCCATCGCCTGCTTCTGATGCCGTTCTAGCTGAAGTATCTAGAGTAGACTCTATGATAAGATGCTCGTAAGCGCTTGAACTGCCAAGTGATTTGAAGATTGTCACGCCATCTTTTGTGATCGAATTTGCAATTCCGGGCATATCGGATTCGATCAATGTAAGTCTGCCACCTGGACCCATGGAGGATCCTACCGCATCTGAGATGCGCTTCATAGTATTTAGAACTAAGTCCCTGATTTTCTTGGGATCAGTTAAGAATTGCTTTGGAGCGGTTTTTACCT